GTGTGCGTAGGTGAGGCAACCTCTCTGTCAGGCCCTGGTGTCAGGGCCGAGCAGAAGTTGTCCACTGCAACACGCTTCGAGGTGGGTGCGGAGACAAAGAAATCTCCGGTTCGGAAAGACACTATTCCGAACATTCAGCGAGTGATCGGACGCATCACGCAACTGTTGAAGCTCTTCGGCTATCGCGCCGAGGGCCAACATGTTGGCGACACTATCCGTCATTGGGCCGCAATGTGTGCGGAAGTTGGAGGCGTTGACGCCTGGGTGAAAGTGGCTAAATATAAACTTGCCGCTTTCTACTCCTTTTGGAAAGGCCAACCTGCACCGAAGTGCCCTTTTAAGATGGATGACAATCCTTCCGTCCTTGTCGGAGGCGCGGCGTACCGTTGGGTGCGTGCGCGTTTACTCCGAAGGGATGAATCAGCGGATGAGCTCCTCTTCTCCTTGAAGATGGTGAAGAAGGCGCTCCCCCGGCCGTCCAAGGCGTTCCTCGATCAGGCGGAGCGTGAGGCTTTTGTGAAGCTCACTACTCCGGTTCGAGGGCCCCTGGGGACTGTTGAGGGTAAGGTGGTGTGGACACCTCCGCGAGGGAAGTTCCTCCTCAAGTGGGGCGATATCGAAGAAGGTGCACCTGCGGCCGTGGTGTCGCGAGAGGTAGTGGTCGGTGAGATCCGACGTACCGTTCGCGAGATTTACGGCAAGAGCAAGTACACCCTTCGTGATCGCTTCCAACCGTGCTTTCCCAGCACTTCGGCCAACTACATCGATTCTCGATTTGGAGGTGGCGCTGTGGGCACGTTGTTGGGGGAGGAGTGTGTCCTTTCTGGGCTTCGCGAGCCTGGCTTCACCGGATTCGAAGTTCATCCGGCGCGCCGAATTGGTCTCGCGGAGCTTGGGGGGAATGATGCGTCCGAACCTCAAATGCAAGCGGCAGACGACTCTGCCTTGCGACTCCGTTACCGAAAATATTATTATCGGTTGTTACGTGAGGCGCAGGACGAAGAGCCGTTGGCAAAGCCGGTTGCACTGGCCGAAGCTCTGAAGGCACGGGTGATAACCAAGGGCCCTCCCTATCTCATGACGGTGTTGAAGCCGCTACAGAGAAAGTTGTGGAAGGTCCTCGCCGATCATCCGTGCTTCCGACTTGTCGGACGGCCATTGGACGAGTGGTACTTGCAGGAGCGCCTGGGGAACCATTTGGGTCCGGACGAAGGCTATCTCTCCGGTGA